GGGACTCCATTTTTTGGTATAGGCCATTGGACTGCAAGTAATTGCGAATTAGTATTAGCAGGATTAAAAAAAGGAGGTAAGTTAGATAGAAAAAGTAAAAGTATAAGCCAAATAATAATGTCACCAAGAGGGGAACATAGTAAAAAACCATCAATTATTAGAAATAATATTGTTAAATTGTGTGGCGACCTACCACGAATAGAACTTTTTGCCCGACCACCTAAAGACAGGTTATTTGAAGATGAAAGTTATAAGGGTTGGGATGTGTGGGGGAATGAATGTTAAAAATTTTTGACAAAAAGAAATAAATAAGATAATATGATAGCAATCAGGGAAGGGGAAAAAGGAATGAAGACAATTTATCAAATTAAAAAAATATCGGGATTAAAAGAGCTGTCAAAGCTGGTTTCCTTCCATTTCTCATTCCTACCAGTTAAGGCAGCTTTTTTAATCCCTTAGTTTTAAGAGAGGAGGGATGCGATGATTAAGGTTATAAAAGATGATATAATATCAGCAGGGATAGATAAAAGAGTGAAGGGAATCCTGGAACCAAAAATAGGAGAGAATGCCTACAATATAACCAGAAGCCTGCTGGTAGGATATACAAAGGTACTTTTAAAATGGGCTCAAAGGAATGAATTTAAAATAGAATAAGAGGGATTATAAAGGAATGCCATGAGTAAAAAACGATACATAGATACTAAATTTTGGGATGACAATTATATAATAAATAAAGATACGATAGAAAAACTTCTATTCATATATCTATTAACAAATACACTTACAAATATTATAGGTATTTATGAAATATCTTTAAAACGGATTGCTTTTGATACCGGGTTAGACAGCGAAATGGTAAAAAAGATATTAGAAAGATTTGAAGCAGATGATAAAATAAAATATGAGAATAATTGGATAGCTATAAAGAATTTTACAAAGCATCAATTAAATAATCCTAAAATTAATACTGGTATGGAATCACTACTGAAAGAAGTGCCGGAACATTTAATCGAATGGGTAAATATAGACTATGATAGACTATCGCATCTTAATACTAATACTAATTTAAATATTAATTTAAATCTAATTGCAGATAGCAAGAGTGATGATTTTAAAAAAACCTGGAAAGATTTCATAGAAATGAGAAATAAAATTAGGAAACCGATGACAGTAAGAGCAGGAGAAATGATTATTAATGAATTAAATAAAATGAGTAATAATGAAGATGAGCAAATCTCAATCCTTAACCAAAGCATTATGAATAGCTGGCAAGGAGTATTCCCTATAAAAAACAAAACCACCACAACACCTATTAAACGTAATACCGAAGAAGAGATATTAAAAGCGATAGGAGGAATTTAAGATGAATAAAAAAAATAACACTATATACTATTACAGATGACAAACCATCCAAATTGTCAATTGAGCAGAGAATAAAAAGATTAGAGAAAATAGTGGCTAAATTGATAATAGAAAAACATTATAAAGAGTTAATTAAAAATGGGGTTATTAAATAAAAACAACTGGAGAAGACCATGAATAAGAAAAATTTCTCTCTTATGATAAAGACATTTTCTGAAGTATTCGAGAAGAATCTAAATCCTTATGTTATAGGAATTTACTTTGATACATTCCAGGAGATACCAGATGATCAAGTACAAGCCATTACAAAATCATGCCTGCGTAAGTGTAAATACTTCCCCAGGCCTGCCGATGTGTTTGAGCAGTTAAGTGAAATACCGGAGAAGTATACCATGAAGCAAGAGCAGAAATTAACCAAAAAAGAGATTGAGAAAAACAAAGCAGAGGCGAAAGCGATAGCGGATAAGTTAAAAGGTAAATTTGATATACCGGAAGAAGATACAAAATGAAAGACGGATATAATCCATATAGTAATGCCAGAGGAGGGAAGAGAGAAGATATCGGGATATATGTTCGGTCCAGGATGGAAGCGAATTATTTAAGATACTTAAACTTTATAAAAATAAAATGGGAATATGAACCTAAAATATTTTATTTTGAAGGAGTGAAGAGGGGAACGTTATCCTACACACCAGACATATATTTGCCGGAAGAAGATAAATGGATTGAGATAAAAGGATGGTTTACAAAAAGGGCAAAAACATCACTCAAAAGATTTAAAAAGCAATATCCAGATGAATTTAAAAAATTAATAATTGTTATTTATGATCCTTTCGGGCGTACAAAAGGGGATGGAGAAGCGATGGGATACCTGAAAGAAATTGGGATAGGATTGGATAATATTGAAAGTTATAAAGAAATAAAAAATAAATTATCAAAATTAATTCCTAATTGGGAATAAAAGGGGGATATATAGGATATGAAAAATAAGAACAAAAGGAAAAGGGATACATTTGATAAGAGGGTAAAATTAAAAATAAAGGAGTTTAAAAAAGAAAAGGAAAACGAAATTAATAAAAAGGATGGAAAGAAGAAGAAACCTTATGAATTAATAGAAGAGGATTTATTTTAATTTGAATTCAAAGGGGAATTGGGTAAATCACCAAAAACATGTATAGAGGTACAGGAAATAAAATAAAGGAGGAATATAATGGCAAAAATATTAATGAAAGATTTAGTAGAGGATACAATAACAGGATTCAAGGGAACGGTTATAGGAATGGCTCAATATTTGAATGGCTGTTCCAGATGTGAAGTTAAACCGAAAGGGCTAAAAGATGGAAAAACTATTGAAAGCGAATGGATAGATGAAGGACAGCTTGAAGTGATAGCAAGGGAGAGAAATGGGGTACAGGAATTTATACCGACTGGCGGGCCAATAGAAAGGCCAAAAGGATTTAATAATCCAAAATAAAATAAGGGAGCAAAACCATATAGCGGGGATTAGTTGGTAGCTCTGTCTAATTCCCGCAGCTCCCGAAAAAAAGAGGGAATAATGACGAAAGGGATATATAAACGTAGAAGCCCAATACAAGAGAAATTGGCAAGAATAAAAGATGTTGTTTTAAAAGACGCTTCTTATGAGTCACTTCTTAAATATTACAATAACAGCGGAATAAAGAAAAAGAGAAAATATATAGAATATAAATCCGGATATACAAGGGGTAATTATAAGAGTCAAAAGAAGAGCCAGATAGAAGATATTAGGAATTATATTAAAGAAAATAATATTACCAAAGAAGAGGTTATATCAGCTCTTTGTATAAAGGACTAAAAGGAAGGAGGAATAAGGTGAAAACTGCAGAAGCGACATTTTTTGTTAAAGCAAAATATGACCTGGAATATTGGCAAGAAAATAATGCAGATAGAAATAAGTCAAGGGAAGTTATCGAACTCCTTGAACAAGGCGAGGCGTATCGGCAATTAGTGAAAGAATTAAAAGAATTTTACGGAAACGGTATTGTAGAAAATGAATGCGGGTTAGGTGTGAAACTTTTTAATCTTATTGAAATACTGGAAGGTAAATACTTCCCGAAGGAGGCGAAGTGATGAAAATTAAAAAAGCAATTAAAAATATAGAAGATACTTATAACTGCCATTCCAATGATAGAGCTTGCAATAATAAAGAAAGAATGAAAATAGAAAAGGAAAAGAATGAGATAATCGAATTGCTCCAGGGAATAGGGGATTATCCGGAGATAGAAAAAATATTTATAGATTTTGATGTTCGTATCCATAAAATGAGGGATGGCGAAGAAATAGGGAAGGCATACCCATTATATGCAAAATATTATGATGGATACAAAGAATGTTATAATGATATAAGGGACCGGATAAGAGAATTGATAAGAAATGGGGAAAGTATGGAAGAGGCGAGGGGAAAAAGAGAAGAGCAAAAAGCAATAGAAGCATTGAAAAAAATAAAGCATTCAGAAGATGGTATAAATGAAAGAGGTAAAGATGAAGGAAGAAAAAAATTAATTGATAAGGTAGTGAAAGATAATGGCAGGAAATAATAAAGTAGATAGTGTAGAAAAAGATAAAAGAGTATATCAGGTAGCCTTGATGTTAAGAAGGAAACCAATACCTTTTATAGTGGATTATATTAAACGTGAGTGGGGTCTGGAAAGAACGCAAGCCTATAACTATATTAAAGAAGCAAAGAATGAGTGGAAAAAATATCTCACTAATGTTAAGAGATGGGGAATGGGTTATTACATCTCTCAATTAAGGGATTTAAAAGACCAAGCATATAGCCGAAAAGTTATCATGGGCAGGGGCGACAATAAGGATACTGTAACTATTGCTGATTTAAATTTAGTCTTTGAGATAACCAAAGAAGAAGCTAAACTAATGGGAATTTACCCTGCTGATAAATCAGAAATAGACGTAACACACAAAGGGTTGGATTATGAAGAGTATAAACGTATTAAAGGAATGACAAAAGATGAAAGAGCAGCTTTTATCAGTGAACTCCGAGAAATTATCAGATGCGGAAGTAATGGAAACATTAGAGCAGGCAAGGGAAGCGATAAGAAAGGACCCATGGCTATTAAGGAAGATAATATTCCCAAACTATGAATTTAAATGGTTTCATGAAGATTGGTTCAGGATGGAACAGGAGAATAACGATGATTTATGCCTGGGGCCAAGGGGATATGCAAAGTCAACCGTTAGAGTGGTTATTTTTACCATAGCCAGCCTGATAAAAGATCCGAATGACTCGATATTAATAACATCAGATACCGGATTTCAATGCGTAAAATTCATGAGCGTCATTAAATCGACCCTTGAAAATAACATGGAATTGAGGACCTTATTCCCGCATCTCACTCCCGGAGAGAAGAAATGGACAGAGAAGGAACTGACCATAATAGGCATGACAGAATATGCCAGAATGGAAGCAAGCGTAACAGCCTTAAGTTACGGAGGCGGTTTAACTGGGTTGCATTTTAAAAAGATTATTGTAGATGATGTAGTAGACTTAGAAAATAGTAGAACCCACCTACAGAGAGAAAAATTATTAGATTGGATAGGAAACGTTTTAAGGCCTATGTTAAAGAAGGGAGGAGAAATCCACTGGAACGGAACTCGTTATCATCCACAGGATTTATATAGTAAGCAATTAAATGCAGGGTTTAAGACGAATGAGAACAGCCACAAAGCGATCATAGACTATGATAAGAAAACAACCTTATGGCCGGAGATGAAAACCTTTGATGAATTGATAGCAATAAAGTCAAAACCAGAAGTAGGCTCAATGAGATTCGATGCACAATACCAGAATGATACAGAACTTATGGCAGCAGGGAAAATCTTTAAAAGGGAATATTTTCAATACTTCCAGCTTACACCGACAGGGGATTATGTGACCAGTACCGGAAGAAGATTTAATATAACGGACCTGCAGATGTTCCAGACAGCGGACCTGGCAGTAAGTAAGAAACAGACAGCGGATTTCTTTGCGATATTAACTTTTGGAATAGATAAGGAAGGGAACTTTTATATATTTGATGTATACCGGGCCAGACTATCATATGGAGAACAAGAGGCATTCTTAATAAATAATTTCTTAAGATGGAAGGCCTTGAGGATCGGGATAGAATCCACTCAATACCAGGTAATGCTACAGCAGCAGGTAGACAAGAGGACTAATGTATTTGCCAGAGCAATATACCCTCATCTGGATAAGGTGACCAGAAGCATACCTATGCAGACAAAATATGAGAATTATAAAGTATTCCATTTTCAAGGGATACCGATATTAAGCGACTTTGAAGATGAACTAACCATGTTTAACGAAGGGGAGCATGACGACATGGTAGACTGCGTGACCTGCATGCCGGACATTACCGTAGCACAAAAAACAAAGATATACGTGAATCGATAGGAGGAATAAAATGTTTTTATCGAGAAAAGTAGAGGAGCAGATTAAAAAGTTAATAGTGGAAGGATATGGGAAAGAAGATATCATAGAAAAGATAACCAGAGATTATGGACCACTTCAAGGATTATCTTTTT